GCACAAATTAAAAGGATTGTCAGGTTCAAATTTGATTTTGGCCTAACTATTAAAGAGATTGCTGCCAGGGAAGACATTACCGTTAAGATGGTTAGAACACGTATTGATGCGGTTGTGGGACATATCGTTAGGAATTGTTTGTACCGAAATCATATAATTCACAAAGATTAAGAAAAACGAGGGCAATTTTAAGTTAATATAGTGCCATGCTTGGGTATAACCCAAAAGAAAAAGAAGTTTACCAGGTAGCAAGTTTATAGGGCTATTATTCAAATTACTTAACTTATCTTTTCTCGAGAGCAGGTTAAGTAACAGGAGAGAAGTGAATTTATACTTCCACATTTAAAGAGGCCGCCTGGGATTATTCCTAAGCGGTTTTTTTTATTGCTCTACAAAAAAATTAGATATTATGTTTATAGCCTCTTCCAATTGGTAGGGGTTTTTTTTTGCCGCCAACTCAGCTTACAGCTTAAACCAAAGCGGTTGAGTATTGGCGTTCTTTTTGGTGGGAACGTATGAATTTGCAAGAAATCATTGATATAGGAATGACTACGCTCCAAACCAAGCTAGCATATGCATCATCAACTATCCTGGCTGCCACATCATTAGCAGCTTTACAATCGATCGTGTCGATTATTGGTGTTGTTTTATCTATTGCGCTAGCTATTTTTACAGCTATTTCTTCTCATCGTAAAAATGAGCTTCAAATTAAATTATTAAACAAACAATTGTCAAAAAGTTAGCTGAACCAGTGGTTCGGCATTAAACTCCAGTGGAGTATTAAAATGTTAGAAATTGAATACAAATCTACAGATCAAATAATACCGTACATAAACAACTCACGAACCCACAGCAACGACCAAGTAACACAAGTTGCTTCAAGCATTAAAGAGTTTGGATTTACAAATCCCTTACTGCTAGATGAAAAAAATGGAATTATAGCTGGCCACGGTAGGCTTCAAGCAGCTAAACAATTAAAGCTTAAAGAAGTACCCACAATCACATTAGTAGGTCTTACAGAAACACAGCGTAAAGCTTATATTATTGCAGACAATAAACTAGCCTTGAACGCTGGGTGGGATGATGAACTTTTATCCTTAGAGTTAGCTTCTTTAAAAGATGAGGATTTTAACCTTTCATTTACAGGCTTTGATAATGAAGAGCTGGAACTGCTTCTTGGTAATATTGACGAAGTGGGTTTGCCTGAACTGGCTGATGGCGATAAAGAACCCTTTCAACAAAAAACATTCACACTACATGATGAACAAGCTAGTGATGTAGATAGAGCTTTAATGCTTGCCCGGACAAACCCTATAGTAGATACAGGTATTAACGACAACAGCAATGGAAACGCGATAGCTTTAATTTGCTCGCAGTGGCTTGAGGCTAACAATGCTGACAGCTAAAGATATTATTATAAAACCCATAGGCGCATCAGATGCCAGGCGGCTGGTTAAGCGCATTCATTACAGTGGAAAAGTGGTTCAAAATAGCTCCCTGCACCTTGGTGTTTTTCTTGGTGACAAATGCGAAGGCGTTATGCAGTTTGGCTCAAGCATTAACAAAAAAGGGACAATGAACCTCGTTAAAGGCACTGGCTGGAATGAATTTATAGAGTTAAACCGCATGGCGTTTAGTGAGGCATTGCCAAGGAATAGCGAAAGCCGAGCTATTGGAATAGCAATGAGGCTTATCAAAAAAAACTATCCCCATATAAAATGGGTTATTAGTTTTGCCGATGGTACTCAATGTGGTGATGGAACTATATACCGGGCAAGCGGTTTTTCCCTGGTAGGTATATCTAAAAACACCGCGTTGCGTGTAAACCCTGATACTGGCGAAGCTATGCACGTAATACAAGCGCATCACCTAAAAATGTCTAAAAGGTTTAGATCTTGGCAGGCTTTTGAAGGCTATCAGTTAAAATATGTATTTTTTATAGACAAAAAATGCAAAGAAAGATTAACACTTCCAGAATTACCATTCTCAAAAATAGATGAGATGGGTGCTGGAATGTATAAAGGTATTAAGCGTGTTACAAAGGCAACTTCTGGCGACCAGCTAGAAAGCGGCGGTGCGATACCGACCAACACGCTCCAAACAAGCAAGGCGGTGCAAAATGGCGCGGCCTAAAAAAACGCTCACCCCGGAACAGGTTAAAGAAGTAGAAACTTTGGCTGCTGTTTTAAACCAGGAACAAATAGCTGATTATTTTGGTATTGATGGTGAAACATTCGTAGCCATAAGAAAGCGTGATCCAGAAGTTTTTAGGTCTTATAAAAGGGGTAAGGCTAAAGCTATAGGATCAATAGCTGGCAACCTGATAAAACAAGCCAAAGAAGGCAACGTATCGGCTGCAATTTTCTACCTAAAAACACAAGCCGGATGGTCGGAAGCTAAAGTTGAAAATGAGCAAGAGTCACCACCTCTAAATATCACGTTTAAAGTTAATGATGCGGTTAAAGATATCAAGGTGACTAATGCTTGAGCTTAGTAGGCCGCAAGATATATTTCTAAACCAGTTAAATTCTAAGTTTAAAGCATATATTGGCGGTTTAGGGTCAGGCAAGACATACATAGGCTGTGTTGACCAACTACTGTTCGCGTCCAGAAACCCCAAGACTATTCAGGGTTACTTTGCACCGACATACCCATCCATAAGAGATATCTATTACCCAACACTGGAAGAGGCGGCTTATACGCTTGGCTTCAATGTTGATATAAAGCTAGCAAATAAAGAAATAGATATTTATCGTGGGAAAGCGTACTACGGAACGGTTATTTGTCGCTCAATGGATAAACCATCATCCATTATTGGTTTTAAGATTGCCAGGGCGTTGGTTGATGAAATTGACACACTGCCCAAGCTTAAAGCTGGTGAAGCATGGAACAGGATAGTGGCTCGTTTGCGCCTTGTTATTCCTGGGGTACAAAATACGATAGGTGTTACAACAACCCCGGAAGGCTTTTTGTTT